CGAGTACATAAATTAGCAGCAGTATTCCCATCGTCTAAACTGGTAATAGGATTCTGTCCTAGTTTATCAAGTGCTCTGTTACAGATGTCAACAACGGATGGCATATCGAATCCTTAAAAAAAGGGGAGAGCGGTTAACTCCCCCCTTTGATCACCAACTAAGGAGCTGAAAAGTACATGTCAACAATAAAATAACCGGTACTATCAGGAAGAGCAGCAGCAGCGACAGTCAAAATAACCTGTTCATTACTGGTGTAAGCATCAGCTTTTACAGCAGCAGCAAGACCAAACAATGTTGGGGTATTTGCAGCAGTAAAGGTAGCAGCCGCACGATAGGCACCGGCTGTAGTAGCGTTTCCAATAGCTATTGTAGCAGTCGCACCAAGAGTAGCAGATGCTGTGATTACACCATGTGAGAAGGCGTAACCGGCTGGCACATTAGCAAGGACAACGGTATCGGCAATAGCTTGACCATCCATACCAACAGTAGCTCGGAAGCGACGAGAACGTCCCCCCTGCAAACCACCGCTTGATTTACTGACAGGAGTATCAAATTGCCCGGAAACTTCATCAGCATACGTTTGAGCCATGATTTATCTCCTTTATGCTTCGTTACAAAGGATCTCGACAACTTTACCCTCTTCTGTACGGGTAGCTCCGAAAGTTCCTTTGACGTAGATTTGATTAGAATAAGATTTATCAGCACGTTCGGAGATGCGGGTATTAATATCATTCCACAAACCTAAATGTAGACCAGATTGCGCCCATGCGATAACCCGACGATAGCTTGAAGAATCAACACCAAGAAGTTCTGTGTGGATAAACTTAAAGCCCATGAATGTATCAATAGCACCCTGCGCCAATGCTTTCACAGTGTTGTAATCAGATGATGTAACTTCTGTAGTTCCCAGAAGGTCATCTAATTGTTTTGCTGAGACAGCAATGAACAATGGGTCCATTTCAACATCAACTTCATTTGATAATAGGATCTTTTTAGTCTCACGCAATTTAGCAACAGTCAGACCAGCAGGTGTTCCACCAACAGTGACTTGTTGGTTAGAGGTATCGAAAGCAGTACTGGTTGTACCGTTTTCGCCTGTTTTAGATGCGCTAAGAGCAGAAGTAATAATCAAGTTATCCATTGCACGACCGAGAGCATATGCACCATTAATGGCGTACGGGCTTGATGGGTCAATCAACATACGGAGTTTATCTTGATCATCAATCAGATCGGCCCATTCATAGTCAGTTGGATAAACCCAACGAGCATCATGGGGAGTAGAGATGAGAGGGGTGTCACCATGTCTGGTTGTACGGGCTTGAGCAGTAACGGAACCAATTTGCTCAACAGCTTTAGCAGCTTTACCGGTATAACTACCCATAGTAACAGCATCACGTAGTTTGGAACCACGTTGTTGAAGCAACAGTCCGACATTAGTCGTATACTGTTGGACAAACGCAGTAGATACTTCAAAACTCATGGTTTTCTCCTTATGAAAGAAAAATTAGTTTACTGGCCTAATTTGACTTGTCCACCATGAGTGGGGTCATGAACTAAACGTATTATCAGAAGTTATCCCCTTTGGGCTTCCTACCTTTACGTTTAGGTTGTGAATCCAGTAATTCACTACTATTCTCACTACCTATAACATATTTCTCAATTTCTTTACAAGTTTTTACAATATAGGATGGTTCTGTGATCCCAACTCTTGAAGCCTGTGGAATCACAACCTCTGCTATCCTTAGACGAAGTTCTTGATCAATCATATGCAGCTTCCATTAACCGTTTCATTTTTGAAACAGCATCTTTGTTACCACCAAGGTATTGATCCATGAAGGACTTATCCATCTTCAGTTCAGCAATTTGCTGTGTTGCCTGGTTAGAATCAATACCAAAAGTCTTATCTGATCGAGCACCACCGGCAAAATCATCCTCTCCCATCTTAGACCCAAGGGTGGCAAATAATTTAAGCATATCTGCTGTTCCAAGTTTGGACTCAAGTGTCCCTAAGGCTGCCTCATCATAACCAAGAGCAGACACAGCACGTTTACCTGCATCAATATTATGGTTATATGATTGACCCCACTCTTTTTTAAGTTCTGCAATACTTGTTTCTGATTGTTTAATAGCAGACTGCCGCATTGATTCTAATCGGTCATTACTTAATTGATTCCACTCATTGAACAACAATGATGCCTGTTTGTCACTTAGACCGGTTTTATGAGCAGTTTCTTTAAACCAATCAACCAATTCTTTATCAGCTCCATCAGGGATCTGGAGTCCGTACTTGTCAGAAGTTTCCGGTCTTCCCAGACTAGAATAGAGTGAATCGTAAACAGTCTCATCAGCATCGGGACCGGGGAGTTCTACAAGATTTTTACTACCTCCTACGAACTTCTCAAGGTTCCGATAACTACTGAGCATATCAGATGGATCTTTCCAGCCTTTGTTTTGAACATAAGCTGAAGCATCCTCATCAAGCCCTGAAGCCCATGTTTGGTCTACAGCAGGTGCAACATTGCCATCATTGCCATCACCACCGTTATCGACACTCAAGTCGGCAGTAGCATCAATCGTCATCATAACTCTCCATTAGTTTATAGACATCCTCGTCAGCCATATTCAAAAAAGAACTAATACGTAAGAACACCTCACGTCGGCCTTCAAGGAGATAAGTGACTCTTTCATTATCAACATCAGCGGTTGGCATGGTTGCCCGACAGAACCTTCGAAGATCAGCTAATACCTTCTGACCTTCAGGACCATCGAAGGTTTTCCTATAAGCCATCTTACGCACTTGGAATAATTTATTAATCATCTGTTTAACCGTCTGTAAGAATTTGTTGAGCTTGTGCAGCATCTTTCATAGCTCCTGCAAGTGGTTGAGCAGATTGAAGCATACTTGCCTGTTCTTCAGCTTGTTGTCTTGCCTGACGAACCTGAATAATATCATCAGAACTTCGAAGGATAGGAGTTGGTACACCTGACACCTCAGCAGTTAATTGAGCCAGTTTATCTTTATCAAACACATCTAAAATAGAAGGATCAATGTTTGCGAATGGTGCAAGTAGCTCCATTGTACGTTGAACACCAACAAGTTCTTCAGCTCTCTGCATCCGACTCATCGGAGAATCATAAATAATTTCATATTCACCACCGGCTTCAACCAGTGCTGCCGGTAAAGGAGGGAGTATATTATTCTGCATTAGAAGATCAATTTCACGCTCAATCAGTGGACCAATAGCCTCAGACTGTTGTCTACCCATAGTAGGAGTAAGTAACATTCCCTTTTCTTGTGCTCTAATCAATGCTTCAGTTGCAGTCATGCGAGGGGTATCAACAAGAATCTGAAATAGTGTAATAAGGAAAGCATCGTCAATTGCCGCCCGTCTTTGATCCATCTTCGTCTCAGCAATATCAAGTCTGGCCCCAGTATTAAAAGGTTGAATTAATTGCCTACCGTTACGATCAACACCACCAATATTCAATCCACCCGGGCGCATGTTAACCTTCATTGCACCACCACCAAGAATCCCATCATCATGTAACAACAGTGGTGGGTCAACTAGCTTATGAACCGCACGAATATCAGTCTTTGCCATCTCATTAAGCATTTTAATATCAGGTAACGCCATCATTGCAGGACTACGACCATAGGTTTCATCTGGTGCAGTCACATAACGGCTGATACTATATGGAAAGCTACCGTAACCGCCTTCCGACATCATGTATTTACAATCAGTGGAGATATAATAAGACCCCCAAGGTTTATTTTTAGAGTCAACCCGTGAAGAATCAAAGTCTGTACGTGGGGACACAACATGAACAAAGTTAAATTCAGTGTCCTCTTTACCTGGTGTTTCAAGAGCCTTCTTTATCTTCTCAGGGAGATTCTTATCTCCCCATTGTTGTGCAGACTGTCGGGCAGTAAATTTAAACTCTCTAAACACTGTGTCAATCATGCCCTGATGATTTTCAAGGAAATAAGTATCCTTCAAGTTAATCGACTTATAACGAATACCTGTATTTGAATCAAAATCAATAAATAGAGTTCCAGTGCCAAACGCACCAACAGACATCCATCGTTCATGATTCTGTCCAGCGAAGTTTGCTCTTGATGAATATCTGGCTGCAAATAATATTTCATTTGTACGAAAGAACCAATCCTGTACTTCAAAGTCCTTATTCAGTTCTGGAATTGTTGTTTTAAGATTGTGCCATTTAGATTGTCGGGGGGTGAGCATGGAGTCCATGACGGACGCAAACCGGTCAAGAGCCAACATAGCTTTTGAATCAAAAATCTTCTGGGTTTTCTTCTCCCCTTTTGTCCTATCACCAAGAAACCCTGTTTGCCTTGGAAGAACCCTTTCAGCAATCTCTTCCCAATGAGTCTCCCAGTTTGATCTCGTTCCTTTGACTTTATCAAACCTACGAATCATTTCCTCTACTTTGACCATACCTACCTCACCTGTATATTATCGACCTAATAGTGTAGTTGTACCAATACTCGGAGTAGAGAGTTGTCCAGATACTTGAGTTGAATAACCAGATGCTCTACGTCTTGCCGCTGCTGCTGCTGCCTGAACAGCGGCAGTATCAACAG